GTGTACCGGCCTTGAAACCACAGGTAATGTGGTCAGTTACTTTGAGTTTTTCCGTGGTCATATTGACTCCTTAATTGATGCGAATTAATGCGTTTTCCGGATTATTTGTCGGAAGTTGAATGGTGAACGACTGGCCTAACATAGTTTGATCCACACCAAAATTAAGCACGCCAACTGATTTTCCTGCCTTGGTAGCGTTGTAAATCAATGCCCCACGCGTCGTAAACGTTGCGCCCACCCATGCAGGATTGTCAAAATTAACATATGCCACGCCCTGTGAAAGAAGAACAGTGATGTTTGTTAAAACCAAACCCGGGGCGGTATACCCCGTCCCAGATACTTCATTTGTGCTGCTGTACACGGTTGTGGTTGGGCCCAGCGTAGCGGAAGACGTATACAACGCAATACGAAACGTATCCGTTGCAAAGTCATGCACACCAAGCAACAATTGCTGCTTAAAACTATCGGTAAGTCCTGCTGTAATCATCTATTACCTCACCGGCAGTTTGACTTGACCATCACGATAAGCATCACCACGCTGCTTACCATCACCCAAGTTCTTCAAGAGCATCAACGCCTCTTTGTACTTGGTGTCGTATAACACTGTCAAATCTTGCTCGCCCTTCATGTATGTGTATGCCTCAACCAAAGCACCATACAAAAGCGCAGAGTCAAAATTATCGCCAAGCCATGTGGTTTCTGCTGTCACGATGGACTCAGGATAGTAGTAGTAATGCAACTCTGCATAATACTGAGCGTCTGGCGTAGGCCCTAAGATGAACGACAACTCTGTCTGGTTCGCGGACTGAGGGCCAAAAATTGCATAATACTTTGGAATTGCCAAATCACGCGGGTTGGGATACACCTCACGAATAAAGTTGACATCCTTGTTTAACAAGTACGTGTAGTCGCCTTGGAAGGTGATTGTTCCCGACACAGTGCCGCTATTGGCCACACTCAGTGTGATAGTGGTGCCAACAATCAATGTTACGACCGCTTCTGTACCAATACCTGTTCCAGCAGCATATTGACCCACAACAATGCCCGAGGCGCTTGCAACAACAATTGTTAGTTGACCAGAAGTGCCTGTTGCCGTAGTGCTAATAAATGGATAAACAGCCAATGAATAACTAGACAAGTAATCACTAGGGCACTCTAAATACTTGTTCCCGGTTGACAAAATACCAGTCACGTTCTTGCGCAGATTAGCAATCTGCACTGAGTTATAAATGCGCTGCTCTGATTGCCTTGTAAACAGCGCCAAATCAGAGCTTGTGAAACTCTGATTTTCGGTGTAAGCAATGATGGCAGCTTTTAGTTCGGTATATGTCATGTGATGCTCGTTCTGACTGTTCCAAGGACTGCTGAAGCAACCAATGGTTTGGCATAAGGCATCGGCATCATTCCGATACTAGCAAACGAAGTATCAGCCGTGAACCCGACGTAGACGGTAACCCCAAGTCTACTCTCTGGACGGGGTTGTTGCAAGGCCTGTGGCTCATTTATCGAGCGTTTTGGCTCCAACTGTGGGTGTTTGGGCTCATAGCACTCAGGACAAACTTTAAAGCCTGTCCACTCCTTGGTAAGCGTATTGAGCTTGTATCGTTGGCCGCACCTGTCGCACAGCGCAATTGCAAATTTGCCTGATACATAAGCCATGGATTACCTTTGTGTATACGTAGGTACCACAAAGAAGCCCGAGCGCTCACGGTCCTCAGAAGCTGCACGCATAAATTCTTCTTCGTACATCTGCTTGAGCAGCATGACACGATCAGGCGCTTTTTTAACCGACAAATAATACGCCAAAGCCGCAACCAAACAAGGCAAGAAGCGGAAAGAAATGTCAGCCGTATTAGTAAACCCACCCGCGTTATCCATGCGGCGAATTGCATAGTAGACAAACGTCCAAGTCTGCGTTGCGTCAGGAGATGGGTACAAAAACACCTTGGCCGGCACTGTGCGCTGAATGTAGTACTGCGCAGGACGTGACTGAGTCAACTTGTTAGGCACATGCAGCCACTCTGCGCGGCCTATACGGTCGATTGTGATGTCTTGCTGGGTAGACTGGCCTGCATTGGTCCGAATCACGGCTGAGAGGCCGTCAATCGTATCTGCGGGCAGGTCATACTCATACACCCCGGGCGTCAGCACCTGTTGGCGCTGCTCAATTGTCCACAGGTTAAGACCACGGTTGGCCCACTCGGCAAAAATCAAGTTGACGGAGCGAAGCGCCGTCTTCATGTCGTAACCGTCGCGCACCTCAATACCGCAGCGCTCATACGCCTCAGCTATGAGGTCGTCAAACTGCAGGTCAAAATCGGATACGCCGGAAACAGCCATATCAGTAGATCATTGCTGTGCGGGCACGGGCTGCGCCAACACCACGGACATTAACCTTGTCACCTTGAACGCTCTTTTTAACGTTCTGGCTAAGCGTTTCACCTTGTGATTGACCTACACCAGCAACCATGCCGCCCTTAGCAAAGCCCTTTTTAGCAATGCCTTCGCCTTTTTTTGCGAGTCCGCCGTCTTTGTAGTTCATCTTGCTATCCTTTTAAAGTTGTTGCCATTAAACGATCTAACTTCTCATCCAACCGGTCTAGTCTATCCAAAACACGGTTGATGTCTGCATGGACCTCGGCTTTGGTCACATATTCCTTGGCGATTTCTTCGCGGGTGCGATTAATCAAGATCTGTAGACGGTTTATTTCTGCTGCTTTATCACGCAGAACCCAGCCTACAAATCCTACGCCTGCCGTTAGGACCATGTTCCAAACAATGCTTTCCATTTAGCACTTCCACTTCCGCAAGCTCTTATTAATCCTGCTCTTTGGATCCTTGGCTGTCTTCTCGCTTGTATTCTTCTTTCGCATGCCTTCCATACGGGCACAGAATGAATCTTTGCGAGGACCTCCCTCTGGCTGCGGAGCCTTTAGTCCGGGTTTACCCGGATTGGCCTTGTTGTAAGAAGCACGGCCCTTGGCGTTTAATCCGCCACTGGCACTTTTGCCCTCTTTCCGCTGCCACGCAAGAGTCTTAGCCATTTCAGTACATCTTGCAGGGCTTGTTACGAGCCAAACCTACACCACGCGGCGTAGTGGAGCCAGAAGGAGCCACTGTTTTGCGAGGAGTCTGTTTAGCACCGCTTTTGCTCATGTCTTGCTTCTGTGCACCGGGCTGAACTTCGCCTTGGTACTGATCATCTGCCATTTTTGCTGCTCGTCCCATTTTGGACTCCTTATCCGTAGAAAATTGTTGTGTGAACATCGGCTGCAAGAAACACCCGAATACCGTTCCGCGCAACGATGCCGTCGCCGGGGATAACAACTGTGTAGGCGGTTGCATTGGAGGCATCTGCCTGCATCAATACAGTGGTGTAGATTGTCACGTTACCACTTGCTGCACCACTGTTTGCCACAGTGACCGTGAATGTGTTATCGCCTGTGACAGTCACTTGATAGGGGTTGTCCGCCAAATCCCAATCCAAATACACCCACTGACCTGTGGTCAGTCCGTGATTTGCGGAAGTGATCGTAGCGGTGGTAGTTGCGCGTGCGTAAGTACCTGCGGCAGAAACATTGTCCACAAACGTCGTATACCCTGTGGCAGCACTGAACGGGAAAATTACTGCGCCTTTTAGACGCACACGACCGCCGATCATTAGACCGGAAGCGGAGGCGTGCGTCGATCGTACGTCATATTGAATCATAATTAATCTCCTTGTAAACGGGGGCCGAGGCCCCCTAGATCAATTAAGCAGTACGGGTGAACACGTAGGCGGTTGCGCTGGAGAACATGATAGTGAAACGGGCAAGGCCTGTTGCACCCGCAGCAATTGTCAAGTCACCAAAGCTGCCTGCTGTATCAGCAGCAGCGCTAGACAAAATACCGTTGGTTGCAACAGCCATAGTGACTGTGCTTGCGCCAGCGGTGTTGTCAACATACAACTCCAACACGGTACCGCGAGTAGCACCAATTGCCGCACCCAACAATGTGCCTGTAGGCAACGTGATGGTTGTAGAGGCGGCTGACGTAGAAGTGATGTAGCCAGTTGCAACTTCTGCTGCAGTAGCTACAGCCGTAGCGTTAATCGCAGCAGTTGTAGGGTGGTTTTGATCAGTGAAAACCAGATTTGTGGTAGTCAGGTTAGTTACGCTGGTGGTAGCACCAAATGTAGCGTTGACCGTAACTGCGCCAGTGGTAGAGCTTTTTGTGATGGATTGGAAGCCATTCTCGGAACGAACTGGTCCATTAAACGTGGTAGATGCCATGATTTTTCCTTACATACAAGTTAGGCGCATCAATCTGTATGTCGTCAGCCGGGACTGTTTGATGCACCGGATAGGCCCGGAGTGAATGCAATATACAACAAAAGAAAAGGGGGCACAAGGCCCCCTACACATATTTCCGAAGAAATATTAAGCGCCGGGTGAACCGTAAGCGCCACGTGGGTCAGACCAGCCGAAGCTGTAACGCTCACGAGCTTTGTAACGAACGTTACCTGTGTCAAAGTCGCCTTCAAAGGCTGTCTTGATAGGTGAGCGCTCGAACATTTTCAAGCCGTTAGGTGCATCAGTGATGATGAACCAAGCGTTGACGTCTGTCAGGTAGTGGTTGACAGAGTAGCCTTCTGGGAGCATGCCCATAGACTTGATGGCGTTGACATCATTGTCAGCAGTGCCAGTACGCAAAGTGCTCTTCATCAGGCGCTCTGCAGTGAACTGCAGTTCCTTAGGAACAATCATTTTGCGGCCAGTCAAAGCGACCTTCAAGCCACGCTCGTCGATAAACGCTGCGATGTCAATCAAGGCTTGCTCCAACGATGTCTCGTTCAAGTCTGCAGGCACTGCGGGAGTGTTTGCATAGTTGGAAGACAAAGCAGTTGGGTGAGCTGTAGAGAACAATGCAACGCCGTCGCCGCCGGCATAGTTGCCGCCAGTGAAACCGTTGTTCAACACAGAAGCAGCTTTTACTTGCTTTGTGAAGCTCATTGAACGAGCCATAGCCTTGGTGTAACGACCTGACAAGCGGTCATACAA